AGAAGGCTACACCGACTAACGGCACTGGTGTACCTTGGTAAACCAATGAATGGATCCTCTATCGCTTATTGCTATGGCGTCTACGACTTTCAAAACTATACAGACGCTGGTAAACAAAGGTGCTGAGATTGAGCACGTTGCTCAGAAGCTAGGGCAATGGTACTCCTTTGCATCTGACATCAAAGAAGCAGAAAAAGAAGCTGAGAGTCCCGGCGTCTTCAAGAAGTTGTTTGAAGGAGACACCGTAGAGCAACAGGCACTAAACAGTGTCATAGCAAAGAAGAAACTAGAGGAACAAGAGAAGCAGATACGTGAGTTAATCGTGTGGGCCTACGGCGTTGAGACTTACCAAGAGATGATAATGCTCAGACGTAAGATCAAAGCAGAACGTGAGCAGGTCATCTACAAACAAAGAAGACGACAGCGTATACTAATGGACACGTTGTTGATTACACTAGCCACAGCCTTTGCTGGTGGTGTTATTTACGGAACTATTGCAATAATACAGGGTGCGCCATGAAACAACTACTAGTAGGACTCTTTCTTTTTGGTACTGCATTTACACTAGCAGACACTGTTATTATGTATGACGATGGATCTACGTATACACTAAAGCCTGACGAAGATGTATATGTATCCGATGATCCTCTGTACAGATCAGTGACTATTCGTGCTGCAAAGCCTAACACAAAGCGTGACTACGTAGCACCAGAGCCTTCTGACAGTGACGTTTGTTGGCCTTGGGCTGGCATAGCACCGCCTCCCGGACACAGCTTAGAAGCCTGTAATGAGCCAGAGGAAGAAGTAGAGTCTTGTCCAGATGGACTAGGCTTTGGACCGGGATGCTAGACATGGACGAACAGCGGTTAGAACGCATAGAAGAGAAGTTGGATAAACTCTCTGAAGCGGTAACGAGTATTGCTCGTGTAGAAGAAAAAATATATGCGTCTACCAAACGTGCTGATCGTCTTGAGCATCGGTTAGATACTATTGAAACTGAACTAGACCAAGTAAAGTCTGTTGTAGCTTACAACAGTAAAACTGTAGCTGGCGTTGAGCGCATCTTTTGGGTAGTCATTTCTGCTGGTGCGTCAGCACTTGTATACTTCTTGAGGTAATACGTGTTAGAACTATTGGTACAACCTATAGCTGGTCTTCTGGATAAGTTCATTCCAGACGCAGACGAAAGGAACAGGCTCGCCCATGAAATATCTACGATGGCTGAAAGACACGCCCATGAACTGGCTAAGGCCCAGATTGAGGTTAACAAGGAAGAGGCTAAATCGTCTTCTATGTTTGTTGCTGGCTGGCGTCCAGCGGTTGGGTGGATATGTGCAACAGGAATGGGGTTTAATTTTATCTTCGTTCCTCTTGGGAGTTTTGTTTGTGCTGTCAGTGGCGTGGATATTTCTTTTGCCCCTCTGGATTTGAGTCAGATGATGCCTGTGTTAATGGGTATGTTGGGCTTAGGCGCTATGCGCTCGTTTGAAAAGACCAAAGGCGTAGCGAGGGATAAATAATGGCGCGTAATATTTTTGAGCCACCACCAGAGCTTCCTCCAGAAGACATAAGAGGAGGTCTAGCTAATTGGTTTACTTATACGTATTATGATTCCAAGGGTAATTTAGTATACGGGTGGGGATCAGGAATAGGCTACGATGACGGCTCTACCCTTCTGCAAATGATGGGTGTAAGCAGCGTAGACGATGTTCCAGAGTTTATTGAGAATGCTTCTCCAGAACAGCTACGAACACTGTATGCCTACAAAGCTGCTGTAGAAAACACTGAAAACTGGAACGACCTGAGCAACGAAGAAAAGAACGCAATTTTAGAAGAAGCAGGTCTAGGCAGCCCTTTTGATGGTGGCACAGAATACGCCGAAGGCGATCAAGTAGCATGGGAAGACATGACAGCAGAAGAGCGCAATGCTCACGCTGTCAGAAGATACGAGCTTACAGGAGAAAAGAATAAGCACTACGAAGGCCTGTCGCAGGACGAGATAGACGCTGCATACGAGTACCTGAAGACAGACGGCAATCCCGGCATATACGGTACTCAAGACGGTTACGATTACGTCTGGGAAAACAACAAAGATTACATAATACAGCAGTGTGAGAGTGGCGCTGGTTGTAACGCAGATATGCAAGCGTGGTACGACCGTTGGGTGTACTCAGGTAAACCTACCGACAAGAGTGGTATGGTTGATCCTAATGATGAGGACTATCTAGAATGGCTCAATAGTCAAGGGAGCGGCGAGGGAGGAGGTGACGACACTGGGCCAGAGCCTACTAAAACTTTAGGAGATCTTTTAGACGAGCTAGCGGCTGAAGAAGAAGTAGATAGAGATGTCTTAGATGGCATCGTAGACATTATAGAGACCGTCAAAGGCTCTATACCTACAGATCCTGAGAGTGCTATTCAAACTGTAAAGGATATACTTGGGTCTACTATTTTAGGGTCTGCCTTGGAAGAGTGTGAAAGTTGGACAGGCACTACTACAACTGATAACGGCACTGTTGTTCCAAGCTGGACTAAATGTGTAGACGTTGGTATTTTTGGTATACCCGGACTTGACCTTCCGCTTCCTCCCGGAATGATAGACATTAGTACTAGCGTTTACGATATAATAGAAAAAGCTGAAGATATAGGCCAAAGTTTTGAAGACTTTATTAATGATCCGGATGGCTGGCTAGACGGCCTTGTTGATAAGGCCATTGAAAAAGTACAAGACATCTGGGGAGACATAACTGGGGCCATAGACCCTAAAAGCACAGGCGGTCTGTTAGACATACTTAATGATTGGTTAGGTAATGTTTTAGGCGGCTACATCTTAAGTCAAGTAAAAGAAAAAACTGAAGTATTAAATCCTTTTTTGTACGCGCAAGACTGCTCAGAAGAGGGTTTTGTTGAGCCTTACGAGGGTTACTGCGAAGAGGCAGGTGCCGTAAACTGTGAATCTCAGTTTAATAAGGCTGGAGGTACTGTACTTAATGCGGCTGAGTGTGGCGAGTGTTTACAGGAAGGCTTCAAAGACTTTGGCAACGGGTGTGAGCCTGTGTGTCAGTATGACGATAGCATCCCTGCATCTAACGAGGAGTGTAAAGAGCCTTGGTCTAATCCAGACGATGCGCCAACAGCAGAGAAGTGTGCTGCAGCTAACAAGACATTTATACCAGCAAATGTTCAAAACCAAGAGGCAAGCAAGTGTGGCGGGTGTTTAGAAGGATACCAGCCGGAAGGAAACGAATGTGTAGAAGTTCTTGATCCATGCCCGGGAAATCAGGTAAGAAATGAGTTAACTGATGAATGTGAAGACCCGCCTCCTGAGTTTGTAGTAGGTGATCCGTGTAAAACGGTTGAAGGGGACAACGGAACTTATGATGCTGATGGTAACTGTATTGCTGACCCCCCTCCAGAGGGTTGTGATAACAACGCAACTTTAGATAGCGAATGTACACAGTGTCAAAACGGTTCCCTGCCTTCAGAGCACATTGACGGTGATTGTTCTAAAGGTTTGGTACAAGTGAAGTGTCCACAGAATACACCTAAAGCTGGACAAATGGTTAATGATTTGTCTGAGTGTGGTACTCCTGTAGAGCCTTGCCCCGGAAATCAGCAAAGGTTTGACGGAGAAAACTGTGAAGAGCCTTGTCAGTTTGACACAACGATAGCCGCAAGCGATGCAGACTGTATAGATCCTAATACTGGAACAGGACCAAAAGCAGGAGACCCTTGTGACTCCAACGGTGATGGAGTAAATGACGGAACACTACAGCCTACTGGCCTTGGGTTAGGAGGAGAAGGAGGAACACTAGAGTGCGTTCCCGGTCCATCTGACGAGTGTGCCGAGATAACAGAGGAGAACTACGAACGCTGTGGTAAAAAATCATGTGGTAACGGAGTATACGTAGACAAAGACGCAGAGTGTCCATCAGGGGGTGGCGACTTGTGTCAAGACGGCTCTACGCCAGACCCAGACAAAGGTTGTAGAGAAGACTGGTGTGATGACGCCATGACCATTCCTAAGAATGAGGACGGTTCTTGTCCTGAAGGGCCGATAGAGGAGTGCGTAAAGCCTGACGGTACACCTACAGGAGCTACTGTAGAATCTGGTTGTGAAAAATGTCCTCAAGGACAGCAGTTTAACGACCAAGGTATATGCGTTGGACCTGATCCAGTAATCTGTGATGATCCTAAAGCTACCAACTACGGTAAAGAAGGGAAGTGTGTATTTGGACCTGATACGGACCCATGTGACGATGCTGTCTATGCCTCAGAGAATCCACTGGAGTGTGGCTGGGAAGAGTGTCCTGACGGATCTTTTGCACCCACCAAAGAACAGTGCGGCGGCGGTGGTTGTCCAGAGGGACAAGAACCTTGCGAGGCTTTAGGTGGTGAGTGTACAACACCTGAAAACTGCCCCGGAGGAGATGACGGTGGCGGCGGTGGTGGCGGCGGTGCTGGTATGTTCACCGGAGCAAAGCCGGTAGAAATAGGTTTTGACATCGCAGGTGACCCACAGCTACTGGCAAGACAAGAGTTCCCAATTACAGATTACTTAGCCGGACTATTTAAAGGTATAGTATGACATATTTAGACATAGTAAACAACGTCCTGAGACGCCTCAGGGAAGATGAGGTAGCTAGTGTACAGTCTACAACGTACAGTAAGATGGCTGGTGACTTTGTTAATGATGCAAAGAAGATTGTAGAGGACGCTTGGGACTGGTCTGGACTAAGGACTACTCTAACCGTCACAACAACCGCTGACATCTTTAACTACGTACTCACTGGATCTCAGAACAAGATCAAGGTGCTAGACGTAATCAACGATACCTCTAACATCTTCATGCAGTACAACACGCAGCACTGGTTCAACGACAAGTACCTGAACCAAGACCCACCTTCGGGTGCGCCTGAGTACTACACGTACAACGGTGTGGACTCTGATGGCGATACTCAGGTAGACATTTACCCTAAGCCTGACGGTGTGTACAGCCTGCGGTTTAACTGCATCTTGCGTAACGATGACCTTAGTGCTGATACAGACAAGCTGTTTATTCCTAGTCAGCCAGTGATACACATGGCGGTAGCTCTGTTAGCTCGTGAGCGTGGCGAGACAGGCGGTACGTCAACCCCTGAGTACTTTGGTATTGCTGACAAGTATTTGTCTGATGCGATTGCTCTGGACGCACAGAAGCACCCCGAAGAAGTTATCTGGTACACTCCGTAGGAGACTAGTGAATGGCACAGCCACTACAAAGTATTAACCTAGTTGCTCCCGGATTTAAGGGAATCAACACAGAAGACTCTCCTATCGGACAGGACTTCTCTTTTGCTGAAATTGCAGATAACGCCGTAATTGACAAGCGTGGGCGTATAGCAGCACGTAAGGGTGTAGACCTTTTGACTTCTGTGTCAACTCCTCTGGGATCTGATTACGCTGTAAAAGTACACCACTTTTACGATGATGCTGGTAACGAGGAAATCTTTGTTGCAGGTAACAACAAGATATTTAAGACGACACAGACGACTAACCCTGACGACACACTAACTGACATTACCCCCGGATCGTACACTATTACAGCAGACAACTGGAAGATAGTTAACTTTAACGATAAGGCTTACTTTTTCCAGCGTGGACACGAGCCTCTTGTGTACGACAATGCGACAGGACTCAGGACGTTTGGTACTGCAACTGGCAGCAGCACTAGTTCTAACTTTTACTGCCACGAAGCTCTTGCAGCCTACGGTAGACTCTGGATCGTTGATAACGCAGCAGACACGCAGACTATCTATTGGTCTGACCTGCTGATAGGCACAGACTTCACTGGTGGCTCCAGTGGTTCTATAGATGTATCTAAGGCGTGGCCTGATGGATACGATGAAGTACGGGCTTTGGTTGCTCACAACAACAACCTAATTATATTAGGCAAGCACAGCATACTCGTGTACTCTAATGCGTTTAGCCCTGCTGTAATGGCCCTCGCAGACACTGTAGCTGGTGTTGGGTGCATCTGTAGAAACTCTGTTCAGCACATAGGAACTGATGTATTGTTTATGTCTAACTCTGGTTTACGCAGCTTTGGACGAACTATACAAGAAAAGTCACTACCTCTGTCTGACCTGAGCATCAACGTAAAGACTGAGATTATTTCGTCAGTAGAAACAAGAACCGCACCAACAGCTTCCATATACAGCCCTGAGAACTCTTTTTATCTCATCACGTTTCCTGAACAACAGCTTACGTACTGCTTTGACTTAAAGGGTAGGCTAGAGAACGGAGGCTACAGAGTAACACGATGGACCTCTGCTCCGTTTAAGTCGTACGAGAGAAAGACTGACGGTACACTTCTAGTAGGAACTAATGACGGTGTAGGTGAGTACGCTGGGTACACTGATGAGTACAACAACGCTGGTACTATTACACCCTCAAGCTACCGCTTCAGGTACTACAGCCCCGGACTAACCTTTGGTGATCCGGCTAAGACTAAGCTACTAAAGAAGATAAGACCTACACTAGTTGGTGCTAACAGTGCTACCGTATTTATCAAGTGGGCTTACGACTTTGGCACAACGTACAGTACACAGGAGTTTACCGTTGGAAATCAGGTTCCGTACTACTTTAACGAAGCAGCTTCAGAGTACACTGTTGCTGAGTTTACAGGAGGTTCTACTACCACTAGGCCACCTGTTAATGCCACTGGTGGTGGTTCTATTATAACTATTGGTCTTGAGTCAGAAATAAACGGTTTTGCTTTATCTCTCCAAGAAATCAACGTATTAGCACTTATGGGTAAAACAATATGAGCAACTATACAAAGACAACTAACTTTGCTGCTAAGGATAGTTTGCCTTCTGGAGACGCTGGCAAGATTATTCAAGGCACTGAATTTAACACAGAGTTTGACAACATTGCGACTGCTGTTGCAACCAAAGCAGACTTAGCGTCACCTACATTTACTGGGACTGTGACGATACCTAATCTGACATTTACAGGAACTCTGTCTACAGGGACGATTGACGGAGGTACTTACTAATGGGAATACTAAGTGATCTTTTAGGAGGCCTTGCTTCTGATTTGTACAAAGAAATACCGGATGAAATTAAGAGCCTCTATACTACTGCGCTGGATCCAATAACTGCACCGGACATTACGTTTCAGCCTTTTACGGTTACGTCTGGTTTAGGCGGTGTTACTGCTGGGCCAACAGGAACATCTTACACACTGTCTCCACAGCAGCAAGCAATCCAAGATGCTCTGATGGGTTCTGCTTTAGGAAGGTTCCAACAAGGTCCAGCAGGCGTAGCTCCTTCTTCTGCCGCAGGCTTACAAGCGATGGCAATGGGACAGCAGGCGTTAGGCCAACAGCCTTTCGGGGTGATGCCGCAAGAACAGGCAGCACAACAGGCGTTTGGACTAGGACAGCAATTTATGGGTCAGGCTGGTATGCCTACCACAGACAGAGAGGCAGCGGTATACGAGCGTATAAGAGCTACACAGCGTCCTGAAGAAGAACGACAGAGAATGGCTCTAGAAGAACGTCTGTTTGCTCAAGGCAGAGGAGGAGTTACCACTAGCCAGTACGGAGGTACACCTGAGCAGTTAGCAATGGCTCAAGCACAAACTGAAGCACAAAACAGGGCTATGCTAGGGGCTATGCAACAGGCACAAGCAGAGCAGGCACAGCAGGCTGGATTAGGCGCACAATACGCTGGACTAGGCTCTAGTTTAGCTGCTCAGAGACAGGCGTTAGGTGCTGCACAGCAACAACAGGCGCTACAGGCACTAGCAGGTGGACAGGGGCTTATCTCTGGTGGATTAGGTCTTGAGCAGGCACAACAGCAGTTAGGAATAGGCGCATTGCAAGCAGGCTACGCACCTCAGGCTGCACTCTTGTCTGCCCTCAGTCCTGCTCTGAACGTAGCTGGTATGGCTGACGTAGCACGTAGGCAGCAAGGCGAGTTTGATCTAGAAGCAGCCCTTGCTAACTTGTCTGGTAAGGTAGGGCAGCAGTCTGCTCTGGGTAGCTTGTACAGTTCAATGTTTAGTGGGGCTGGTGGTCTTCTGGGTGGCTTGACTTCTGCCGGTGGTAGCCTTCTTTCGGATATTATAGCTAAGTATAGTGATATTAGACTGAAAGATAACATTACCAAAGTTGGGTCACTAGACAACGGTATTAGCCTGTACACTTGGGAGTGGAACGACGAAGGCAAGCGTCTTGCAGGAGACGATCCTACTTACGGCGTACTTGCTCAAGAAGTACAAGAAGTCATACCAGAAGCAGTTACTCGTGGAAACGAAGGCTATCTGATGGTCAACTACGCAAAGTTAATTTAAGGAGCGCATACAATGGCTAGATATGATATAGGCGGTATGCTGGCGAGGTCTGGGCAGGCTCAGGGGCAACAGATAGCAT